TAGACAGTGATGCAATAGTAAGACCTGATTTTGTGGAAAGACTTTTAGAGATTTATAAAGCAGGATTAGACGGGCAATTATTAACCGGATTTCACAGTATCACAAAAAATGCAAACGGTTCTGAAAGGCACGAAATAATAAGGCAAAACGAATATTTCTATTTTAAAAAGTCGGTTGGTGGTATTAATTTTTGTGTTGATAGGCAAGCATATCAATCATGGCTTAAACCAGCTTTAAATATGCCGGGAAATTTTGACCATAACGCTTGCATATTAGCTGGTGGAGCATATTGCCTTAAAGAATCCGTAATACAACACATAGGCTTTGATAGTTCAATGAATCACAATGAAGAACCGGACATTGCAGATGATTTTTATTATTGGGACTTGCCTACAGTTACTTTAATTGGGGTTGACAGCCAAAGAGAACGCTTACAGCGTTCGATTGACATTTGCACTAAGTGGATGAGGTTTGGTGATGTAGAGTTGCTACATGAGCCTTTAAATAGCAAAGAAGCGTATAGCAAGTTTTGTATTGAAGAACTTTACAAGCATGTTGATACTGAACACATGCTCATTTGCCAACATGACGGATATGTAAATAATTGGCAGGCATGGGATAACGAATGGTTGCAATATGATTATATAGGCGCTCCGTGGCATTATAACGATGGAATGGAAGTAGGTAATGGCGGATTTAGTTTGCGTTCTCGCAGGTTAATGGAAATAGTTGCTACAGATCCGCATATTCAAATTACACACCCCGAAGACCACCATATTTGCCGGACATATCGCCCATACCTTGAAAAAACATACGGAATAAAGTTTGCACCGATCGAAGTAGCGGAAAAATTCAGCTTTGAGGGGTATTTACAGCCGACCAAGACATTAAATACTCAATTCGGTGTGCATGGTAATAATCCGCGTAAAGTAGTGGCACAACCAATTAAAACAAGCAAATATATTTTCAATCAGTTTTCGGGATTAGGGGACATCCTTTTTTTAGTACCATTAGCACGTGCATTAATGGCTGAAGGTAACAGTGTTTTATGGCCTATTACAGATCACTATTTTGAAATAGCAAAGCATTTCCCTGATATTAAAATGGTTAAAAAAAGCGATTATCCGTTTTTGCCATATGAAACAAAAGGAATTGTTGAAACTCAATTTGGGCGTATGTTGCCTTATAGATTTGCATCTGAAATTTTAGGACACGGTTTTAGAACAATGATGCGGGACAAATATGATTTGTACGGACATTCACATTTGATATGGCGTGGTTTGACTTATTCAAGATTTAGAGATAAGGAAAATGAATTAAAACAATTGGTTGGCGCTACAGGGGAGTATGTTTTAATAAATAGGGACTTTGGTGAGCCATCAAGGGGTATGAAATCAACTATTAATTACAATGGCGAACACAAGGTAATTGAAATGAGAATTATTCCCGGTTATAGCTTAATAGATTGGTTAGGTGTGATTGAATCGGCAATTGAATGTCATGTTGCAAATTCATCAATAATGTACCTCATTGAACTTATGGATATAAAAACGCCTGTCAATGTTTACAAGCGTTTAATATTCGCTGAAAAAGCGTTTGAGCATACTGATTACCTTTGGACAAACAAGTCTTTTATATTTAATCACTAATGAAACGCCGTAAAAAGTCAACTCAATTAACAGTCATTGAGACGGAAGTTATTGAAGCCGAAGAAATGCCTTTTATTGAGCCAATACAGCCCATACCAACTATTTATTTACAGCGCGTGCCCAACTTAACTAATGCCATAGCCTTTGCATTATTAGCTATAAGAACAGCTAAAAGAAACGGCACTAAATTGAATGTCGAAATTAATCTAACAAATGTTTATTGTTTCGATGTTCCAACTCAACCCGAAAAACCGAAAGAATTAAATAAAGTAACAAACATTTTAAAATCACTATTATGAACCCGATTAAATTCCCTGAACAAAACGGAACGCTTGCAAAAAATCAGCCGGAATATAGGCCGCTGCCAATTTGTATAAAGCCAACTGAAACAGAGGACGCATTCCAATACACTTGCAAATACGAATTAACAGAATTGGAATTAGCGCAAATAAATCAAAGCAAGACATTTTACTTTTCACAATTTGGCAGTTGTTTTCACCCTATTTTGCCTCAAATTGAAAATCCTTTTGCGGCATGTAATGTCACTTTTGAATCGTTAGGTAATTCTTATTATAATTTTTGGATACCTATGCAAAATGGAACTGATTTAAAATTGTTTAATATTCATATAACTACGGCAATAGCTGAATTAATGTTATATAGTAAACTCAAATCTGAAAACCTTTTTTTTATAGAAAAGCCAAATATGGCAATAAGCGAAAACGGATTAATTGATATTTAAAATGAGAGATAATTACAACAAACACATAGCTGAACTACAACACGAAGTAAAGTTTTTAAAGGTATATAAACCGGAAACGCCCGAAGCTGAAATGTTGCGTAGTCAATCTCTTGCAATTAAAACCATGCAAATTGAAAACGCTGTTAAGGCATTTACTTTATGAAAATAGTAATAGTTCCTTTCAATTGGTTTGAATTTCAGTCTGCTGGTGGAGAGCATTACCTTTTAAACCTATGCAAGCAACTGCAAACCTACGGACACGAAATAAAATGTATTGCTGCAACAAAAGAACATTATGTGTATGATGGAATAGAAGTATATCCGATGGGGGACATGCAGGACATTTGGAAAAGCAATAATGATCTATTTGAATGGTGTGATTTAATCATAGGCCAGTTATTAGGAAACTCATATTCTTACAACAAATCAAAACAGCACAAAAAAAAAGACATTAATATTTGCCACAATTCAAGCAAGCACTATTTCGCCTCAAATACTACCGGAATTATTTACAACTCAAACCATTTATCTGCTCTAAATCTTTATCCTAACAATAAATCAACAGTTTTACAACCAACAATTAACTACAGGGATTACACCGTTTCAAATGGTCGCAAAATAGCCCTTATAAACTGCAATCAAAACAAAGGAGTGTATGAGTTCATTGAATTGGCTAAAATGCTCCCACAGGTCAGATTTATAGGGTATAAAGGTGGTTACGGGGAACAAATAACCCCAAAAGTTGAAAATATAGAGTGGAAAGAAAACGGGGTTATTGATTGGGGCGAAATTGGAGTGCTATTAGTGCCGTCAGAAACTGAAAGTTGGAGCCAAGTTGCAACCGAGGCTGCTTGTTGTGGAATACCTGTAATTTGCTCACCACTTAATGGCTTAAAAGAGAATTTAAGTTATTCGGGCATTTATATTGAGAGAAGCAATTTAGCGGGGTATAAAAATACCATTGTTGAATTATTGGCCGATGCTGAAATTTATAAGTTTCACAGAAACCTATGTTTATCAAGAGTGAAGGAACTTGACCCGATACCTCGAATTAAAGTATTTAATGATTGGCTTGAAAATTTTGTGAAATAAAGCAATATTAGTATATTTATAGTTGTAAAAGTTACGGTTTACAACAAGATATTTTTAACTTAAATAGCATTTGGTGAGTAAGGCCGTAACCCTGAAAGCCAAATGCTTTTTTTATTTTATGTCTATAATAATAAATTGCGCTAAGTGCGGAAAACAAAAAGAAAAACAAACAGGGCATTACAATCGCGCTATAAAAAACAATCAAAAAATATATTGTTCTAATAGATGCTCGCAATTGGATAGGGTTAAGCCTTATAATCTTATTGTCGATAAAGAAACAGTTATAAAATTGTTTGATTATCATGAAGACGGATATTTAATTTGGAAACATCCAACAACAATTAGAACCAAAGTTGGCGCAATTGTCGGACATAAACAATTATGTACTTTTGGAAAAAGAAAAGAATATAGGTGGGTTACAAGATTAAACAAGCGACTTTATTTTGTTCATCAAATAATATTTCTTTATCATCACGGATATATACCTAAAGTTACAGACCATAAAGATAGAGATACTTTAAACAATAGGATTGAAAATTTACGCGCTGCAACATCGTCAGAAAACAATAAAAATAGAACTGGATATGGTAAATCTAAATATTTAGGAGTTTCATTAAACAGACATAATATGTGGGTGGCAATGATTACTATTGATAAAAAGAAAAAATATTTAGGGTGTTTTAAAAATGAAGTTGATGCTGCTAATAAATACAACGAGTTTGCAATAAAACATCATAGTGAATTTGCAAACCCTAATGTATTTGATTAATATTTTTATATTTGATAAAAAAATCAAAATGGGGCCTCTTAATGTCATAACTCTACAACAGGCAAAGGATTTTATCAAGGTCGATTATAATGATGACGATGCGTTAATAACGACTTGTATTATTGCCGCCGTTTCCCTTGTTGAGCAAAAAACACAATACCGATTTTACCAAAGGGTTGAGGTATTAGGCAGTGATGGAACGTATAATGTTGACTTGTTTCAATATCCATTAAACGCGGTTACAGTTACAACCTTAGACGGAACACCTTATACCAACATTCAGGTAAAAAGGCAACCGATAAGGACTACAGTTGAATTTATTTTATGCGGTTACGCAAACTATAATAATTGGGGGTTTGGGTTAGGTGGTGGGCTGTTTGGAGACGGTTCGGGTAATGGCGGTCAGTTAAGTGGTTACGCATCGTCATTGCCTTATTTTAATATTAATGTTGATTGTGGTTATACTGATGTAACACTAATCCCCAACCCATTAATTGAGATAATGAAAACACTTATTTCAGATTGGTACGAAAACCGCGATATTCAACAAACAGACGAAGATAAGAGCAACTTAGAAATTGTATTAGCGCCTTATAACCGCGCTCCAATGTTTTAAACTATGAATCCAGGACAACTAAACAGGCGTGTACAATTCTTTGAAAATATATCAACCAAAAATGATTATGGCGGCACTGAATATGTAACACAGCCATGCCCGAACGTTTCCGATGGAACAGATACAAGCGTTACATGGGGGAGTTTAGAACCTTATAGGCAATACCATCAAATAACCCAAACCGCTGATATTACACAACTTGATAGTGCAATCATATTAAAAATACGTTTTAGAGAATCATTTATACCCACAAAATCAATGATATTTCGTGACGTATCAGACGGAGATGGACAGCAATTGTATGGAATTCAATCAATACTGCCATACTACCCGGGCGCAAAGGCATCATTTCAAGCATCTAATGATGTTGTTTTCAATCAAAAGAAGTTTATATGGATAGTTGGTGTTAAAACAGATCAGAGTTATATTAATTTAGTTTCATAATGGGAATTACCGTAAAAGTAGAGGGTATTAACGAAATGGTTGCTAAACTCAATGCTTTAGGTGCTAATAATGCGCGTATGGCAAATGCTATACTTAATGCAGGTGCTGATAATATAGTTTTGGAAGCCAAGCAAAGCGCACCGGCTGATCTTGGAAAAATAAGACAAGGAATAGGCAAAGAACAGGAAGGTAATACAATTAAAATATTTTGCAATGCGCCTGAAGCTATCTATCAGGAGTTTGGAACAGGCCCAATGGTTGATGTGCCAGAACGATTTTCAGATGTTGCACAAGCAGGAAAAGATAGTGGAAGTGGAACATGGGCCGATTTTATACTTGCTTTAACGGGTTGGATTTCACGACATGGGTTATTGAATACATATTCAGTAAAAAGTCATAGGGTATCATTCAAAGCTACCAAGGATCAAAATGAGCAATTAGCATACGTTATTGCGCGTAAAATCCTTAGAGAAGGATTAAAGCCTCAACCATTCCTTTATCCTGCATTAATAAATAATGAGAAAAAAATATTAGATTCGTTAAATGTTGCATTCAGGCAATTTATGCGTTCACCTCAAAGTTATTTCTAATGGCACTTAAAAACCCTAATAAATACATCCGTAAAAAATACATTTCATTGCTTGCAGGAATTGGAGTTCCTGTTTATGATAAGAATTTACCATCTGACATTGATACGCCCAAAACATACGTCCTAATTCAAACTCAAACTAAAACCGAAGTAAACCGCACTAAATGCGATAAACTTTGGCGTTCAGACACAACAATTGACATTTACACAAGGGCGATAAGGGGATCTGCAAATAGTGCTATTTTGGATGATTTAGAAGAAAGTATAACGGCTCAAATTGCGCCGGATGTTAATTTGGATATTCAATTTGATAACTTTAAAACATATAATACTTTTGTATCTCAATCAATAGATGCACCCATGCAGTCACCACAGGAAACAATACTGCATCGTGTTCTAAGATTTCAGCATATTTTAGGTGCTGCATAAAATAATTTTTGATTTATCAATTTTTAATTAACTTTAGCAAATAAAAAAGTAAAATCATGGATACTAACAAAATAGCAGGTAAAGATGTAGCAGTTTACATAAGTGATTCGGTATTGGGAACATTTCCTGTAGGGTGCGATGATACTTGTGATATTGAAGTAACAACATCTATGATTACCACAACTACTAAATGCTCTAAAGATCCTGTTACGGGTATATTATGGGATGAAATTGTGCCGAACATAAATGGACTTAAAATAACTGGATCTGGTCTTGTACCTTTGTCAAATTCAGCAGGGTATGATGAATATTCATTTCAGCAATTAGCATCCGCACAATTCGGTCAAAAGAAAGTATATGTTACATGGGGTATAGCCGGAACAAACCTTTTTTATGGTGCCGATGGGTATATAACAACTTCAAAAGCTACAGCGGCTTATAATGATGTTGTAAAATACAATTACACAATTCAGGTTACAGGTAAGCCAACCACTAATTCAATATCTTAATGCACGGAGTTACTATTGTAGAGATAGGCGGTGAAACACGCACATTGAGTTTCAATATGCATTTTATGATGTTCCTATCTAAGGAATTAGGATGCAACCCGGATGAAATCGAAAAATCAGTTATTGAAGTTTGCGCCTTAAATCCTTTGAGGGGCGTAACTTTTATTATTTATTGCGGAATACTTGCTGATTATGAAAATAGGTTTATATTAAAACATGAACTAACATTATCACAAGTTTCTAAATGGGTTGGTGATGCTGATTTTAATTCATTTACATCTGTATGGAATGCATTTAGTGATGTAATGGGAATACCCAAAGCAAGCCAAGAACAAATAGATGCATATGTGGCTAAAAACGAAAAAAAAAAGAACAGCAATCCACTAAAGAAAAAGCAGACCCTTTAACATGGGCTGATATATTTGAAAATGCCGTTATAACAATTGGCATTAATCCCAAAGAATTTTATCAATTAACAATGTATGAATATCGATGTTTAGTGCATCGATATTTTTTTGTTGAAGCAAGAAATTGGGCTCATACTAGAAATATAACCTATACTTTATTTTGTATCAATACAACTGATAAAGATAAACCAGAACTATCCGATTTTATGCCATTACTTATAGATTCAATAAAAACACCTGAACCTGAAATGACACCTGAAAGAAAAGATGAAATGATGAACATAGCTAATGAACGCTTACGTATTTTGCAAGCAAATAAAATATTGAAATTATAGTTACATTTGATTTATGGATTTAAATTATACCATCGGCGCGGATGCTTCAAATTTTAATCAAAATGTGCAAGGGCTTGCAGGTACAGCGCAGCGTGCAAGTAATGAAGTTTCTCAATCATTAGCGCAAGCGTCTCAAGCAACTGATAGATTAGGTGGTTCTGCCATGTCGGCTTCAATGCGATTTCAAACTATGCGTTCGGGTCTTTCTGCTGCCCGAGATGGTATGTTAGCATTCGCGGTAGGAGGCCAAAGAGCAGATATGATGTTGATGGCTATGGGACATCATATTACATCATTATATAATGAAACTGGAAGTATGTCCGGTGCTTTTAAGGCATTAGGATCTGCTTTGCTTGGCCCAGGTGGTGTTATATTAGGGTTAACAGTAGCGTATGAAGTATTCAAACATTTTAGTAAAGCCCAATCAGAAGCATATGATTCTACTAAAAACTTTTCAGATGCACAAGATGCACAAAAACAAGTAATAACTAACTTAGACACAAGTTATGCAAAGGCTGTTTCGGATGTTCAAGAATTAACTACAAATATTAAATTAGCAAAAGAGGGTTTTATTAATAAAAATGAAGTTGTAAAAGAATATAATGATACTCTAGGCAAAACAATGGGAGCCGTTAAAACACTTAATGAAGTTGAGGCTAAATTAGTGGCAGGGGCACCTGATTATATTAAAATGATGTTATATAAAGCAGCAGCACAAACTGCTTTAAAAGAGGCTAGTGATAAGGCTATTGAAGCTGCTAAAGTTGAATTGAAACCTACAGAAAGTTTTGGTAATTTTTTTGATAAAATACCAGTTCAGAACATGAGTGCAGCGGATGTAAATGCATCCAAAAAGAATGTTGATATATCAAATAAAGCTGCAAAAGATGAAGCTAAAAAGAAGTTTGAAAATGATCAAAATGATTTATTAAAAATATTTAATGATTTTCAAGCAAAGGCAGCTAAAATTTCAGAAGAACATAAATGGACATTTATAGATCCAGAAAAAACAAAAACTTTAAAGACTGCTAAAGATGGACTAGCTTTATTACAAAAGGAATTAAAGGATGCGGAAACAGCACTTGAAAATTCTGTTTTTGCAGGAAAAACAAACGCTGAAGATGTTGATAGCCCATTAGCAAGGCGTGTAAGTGCAGCAAGTGAGGCTATAAGGAAATTTAAATCAGACATTGATTCTGTATTAGGGGGAATAGGGGCAAACAATACCACAACAGAGGATAGTATAAAATCAGTTAAGCCAAAAGTAGGCGATTTAACAAGCGGATACACTCCTGGGGTAATACAAGGCATGCAAGCACAAGTTAAAGCGTTCACAGCGCTTAATATAGCACGTGCCGCCTCAACAGCAGGTACAAAGAATTACAACGCAGCATTAAAAGAGGAAAATTTAGCAGGGAAAGAAATTGTAAGAACATTTGGGCAAGGATTAATGGGGGCTTTTCAAAGTGCTTTATCAGGAACTCAAAGTTTTGTTTCTGCTATGGCTGGTTTCTTAGTTCAATTGATTGAGAAATTAATTGCCGCCGCCGCCGCTGCCGCAATACTAGCGGCCTTATTAAGCGTGACAGGTTTTACAGAATTAGGCTCATTTAGTTCAATATTTGGCTCATTATCCGGATTGACAGGGATATTAGGGTCTTCAAGTGGTGGTGCATCTGCATTGCCTGCTCATGCAAATGGCGGTATATTTACAACTGCACATGCTGGTATATTTGGCGAGGCTGGGCCTGAAGCTATTGTAACTCCAAAACATTTACAAGATTTTGCAGGCGTAAGTGGGAATAATAGTAATGGGGTTCATATTACTTTTGATCCGATAATGACAGGGCCTATTTTAAATTATAAAGCACGTGTTAGAAGTGATAAATATATAAAACGGACTTCATAAATGGCAACAATTACACTTTATAGTTTTTATAATAGTGGCACGGGGATATTAACTAATGTTGATACGGAAGATGACCATCCATTTTTAATTTATGCAAATTCATATACGTTTGGTGGGGGGCCTTATAAACCATCTGCTGGTACTGTAATAAGCCGAATTTGTCAAGGGACTACTCTTTATGAATATAAGGTAATTGATTTATATCCATACGCATCTGTAGAGCAAATATTTAATTCAAATTATTGCGGATATACACCTCCCGCATGTGATATATTTGAAAAATCATTTTCTAAAACAGATGAAACAAATACAGGCGCTAATGATGGAACTGCAAATATGTTTTGTGTCTCTTCATTCATGCCTATTACATATATTTTATATAAAGGAGTTGATATAATAGCCACAAATACAATAGGTTTATTTACAGGGCTTGCACCAGATAATTATTCAATTCATGCTGATGATTCAAACGGATGTGCAATAAATATAGATTTTACAATTTTACCATTTAATCCAGCTTTAACACGGTGTAAATATAGACTTCAATTTGAATCAATATTAAATGGAGATGTATGGAGATTAGATTTTTTAGATCAAAAACATCAATATGACCCCGATATTTATCCATTGTATTTAACCGGAACCGGAAACCCCTTAATCAAAACAACAGCTAATCAAGGTGAAGATAAAACAGAGCCAATTTTAGCAACAACGTTAGATGTTAATCTAATAAATAATGAAATATTCACCGTAGATGAATTTGCAAAGGCGGATGAACGGACATGGTTTATGCAATTATTTAAAAATGGTGATTTAGATTTTCAAGGATGGCTATTACCCGACCCAACACAAGACGAATATAGCGATCCGGAATATCCAATTGCATTAACCATAACAGACGGATTAGCATCCTTAAAAGGAGAACAATTTGGCGACCCGTCTATTTTTACCCTTAGTTCAGAGATGGTAAAAATTTACACGCAACTATACGGGTTATACAGTTGGAGTTATTTAGTTAAAATTTGTCTTGATTGGTTAGATTATAATTATGGTAACACAACATTAGTTAGCTCATTACGCGATAATGGCACATATAACGATCAGTTTTGGGCAAATGTATCAACATGGGGAGATAACTATTATGATAGCACAGGCACGCCAATAGATGTTTACACAGCCTTATCTAATATATTAAGTGCTGTGAAACTTTCAATAGTTCAACATAAAGGTTCTTTTGTGCTTGTTAATTGGAATGATTTATATTATTCTGACAAACCATTGCAAGCGTCTGATTATAACTTATCATTTTATACTTTCAATTCAGATATGACAAGTATAATAAGTACAGGTACAAATAAACCTGAAATATTACAAGTCGGCTCAAATAAAATAGGTAAACCAATAAATCCTAAACAATCTATTAATTATGATCTATCGTATGGCATTTTAAAAGCTGATATAAATTTTAATATTTTGGCATTACTTTATGAAAATCCATCTTTTGAAATTGGAGCCGTTCAAGGTGAATTACCATCTGATTATAATCATATAGTTGGAACAGTTGATGCATTCGTAAATTATGATCCAGTTACAGAAAGTATAGGAAGTGGGGCATATGATGGAGAATGGGAATTGAAAGTTAGACCGGTATCTGTTACGGAGGGAACAAGTAATTTCTTTGAAAATAATTCACCTTTTTTTAATATTGACCAACCTAATAAATTACTTAATATTTCATTTGTTTGGAAAGTGCCGCAAAATTTTAATACTACTTTAGGTTTTTCAGAAGGATATGTTTTTGCTTTTCTTCCGGTTTTTATAGTATCCGGAGGTGTAGATGCTTATTTTTTAAAGGTGAATCCATCAACATCTATATCATACCATGATTATCTTGCAAATGGGAGACATCCGCCAAATAACCCACAATCAACCTATTGGGAACACCTGAGCGATACTTATTATACAGAAGGAGATGCATGCAGCATCAAAGGAACGCCAACAACTGATTATATAGGATGGCAATCATATTCTATAGTTGCTCCTCCATTTCCAGAAGGACAAACAGGGACTCTTTCAATTAGATGGTATTCAGTGAAGTCCCAATTGTATGACCCATCAAAATATGTTCTAATTCCATTTGATCCTGATTCTTTTAAACAGGATTTTTATATAGATGTCCCATCAAGCGATCCAGGTTATTATTTAATTGATGATTTAAATATTACTTTATCAGATGCTAGCACAGCAACTAATTTACAAATAGGAGAGGTTCATACAATTACTAATGTTACAAATTATAGTAAAGCAGAAACAAAGGAATTAAATCTATCAATGTTTACTTATCCACCAAATAAGCGATTAGCAGGGCAATTTATGTATGGCTTAACATATGATATTGCTACAACATTCGATAGCCTTAAATTTCAATTACAAACGACTGCTAAAGTCGGCAAGTTGCCATTTGCTGTAATTAATTCATGGGGAAGAACATATCAGAGGCCAATGTATATTTTTGAAGGGGATTTAAAATGTGACAATGTGCCTTTTTATGGATTATTTCAAATTGACGGTTATCCAAACGTATTATTTTTGCCATTTTCTGTATCTTCTGATTTGAGAAATTCAGTTGTTCATATTATAGTTGTTGAATTTGACGATAGTGATGCACAAATAATTTATAATTATAAAGCAAAATATGAACGTAGTAGTAGGCTAAATGGGTAATTCATTTAATTAATATTTTTTATACCTTTAAGGCATGTTAATAGCTGGTAAAAACTTAGATATATATTTCCCTTTAAGAGGCCATTTGTCGGTTGCCGCTCATGCTACTAACGTTGTACTTGATTTAACAGCAGATACAGAGGAAACCACCACAAAAGATAGTAAAAAAGGGAAATCAAATAATTATCAAGGCAAATATAGTTACACACTGTCTATGGATGGTATAACTAATTTTATTGATCCTGCAAATGTAGGTGATTTTCAAGATTGCATACTAAACGGAGTTAAACTGCCATTCGTTTTTACTGATAATAATGAGATTGAATGGAGTGGCACAATATTAGTTACCAATGTAAATATAGCCTCACAATTTGACGCCTTATCGCTATTTAAAGGCACTCTTTTAGGTGATGGAGATTTAACTAAAATTCAAACAAGCCCATTGCCACCATTAGGCTTATCGGTTGAAATAATAGATCAATTCGGAGATTTAATAGCAAATATTGAAGCGCCTGGAACATATAGTGTTTTGAGGTTTGACACAATTGATTGCGGTCATGCCATACAAAGTCCATCATTAATAATAATGCAAGCAAACTAATGGTAACAGTAAACGGAGTTGTATTATTAAGACGTGATACAGAAGCTAATTGGGCTTATGTTAATCCTATGATTGCTGATGGTGAAGCGGCATTATCAACAGATATTAAAAATTTCAAAGTAGGACCTGGCTTATGGGCTGATTTAGATTATTGGATTAAAGATAACCCAACCCCCAACCCACATCCAATAACAGCAGGAGTAACTCCTATGCCAACAACTATTGCTTTTGCCTCAACAACCTACCCTAATTGGAACGCTGTAAAAACAGATAGTGGCGTGTATGATACTTTATATCCAGTCACCTATAATATGACCTTACAACGCTTTGAAATAAACGCTATGGATAATGGAAGTGGGAAAGCATTGGAGAATTATGTCCTAACAATAAATCCGTAGTTTTTTTGTAGGTTTGCTTAACACTTTATTAAAAAACTATGCGGAAAATAAAATTTAGGCCATTAAGGGTAATTAAAAAATCAGGTAAAATAGTAATTGCTTCATACATGCAATGGAGAAGTATAAAAACAGCTGATTATAATAAGTTTGATTTAGTAATTGATGAAAGCTATAAAATGTTAAATGATGATGATTTCGTTTACAATCACTTGGGTAAACAGTTATTTTTCTACGATTTTACGCCTAATGACTTTTTGGTTAATCCGAAAATACCAAAATCAGACGGGTTTATACCAAGCGCAGAAAATACGGAAGAGTATTTAAACTTTAGAAATAGAAATCCATACATTGTACTTGACAGGGGAGATTACATAACGTATTGGTGTAGAGGTTTGGATTGTGATGGTGTACCAACATTTAGCCATTATACTGCTGATTATATCGTTAGTGATAACACAAGAGATTTTAAAGTATTTGAACCGCTTACAGTCCGTATGGTTAAAATGTGGTTCGGTTGGTTTTTGTGGCAATTAGATAATTCAAAATTGCATATTACTCAATAGTAAACAACTCTATATTTTTGAAAGCCCTAACTATAATGGTTAAGGGCTTTTTTTATTTTATTTAAATTTATTTTAAAAAAGATTTGTGTATTAAAAATAAAATATACATCTTTGTTGAGGAGTTAGCAATGTAGCTTAACCTTACTTTAAAATGGCTTGACGGCAATATGAAAAATGAAAATCAAATGGTTTATATGTCAGTAGATTGGACAAGTAAATCACCTACAAAAAGATTAGGCAGAATTAATTGGGCGTTAGCAGTAAGATTTGCTAAAACACAAAAATCAGATACAGTTAGGTTAAGCACTTCATCGGGGTATAACAATCAAGGGCATTACATTAAAACCAATAATTAATGATACATGTAATAGGGTGTTTAGCATTGTTATGCCAAATCGGATGTATTTATATAGCTATAAAAAGTAAAAAATGAAAAATCTTAAAAGTATATCAGAAAATGTTTATTCGGATAATCCATTATCCGATTGGGGTGCTGATAGGGATTGGTATAGAATGGATAATGAAAACGGAAACGCAATTTTAAAACCTTGCCTTTACGAAAATGAACCATGTGATGAAGATTCGCTGTCAGAATGGGAAAGTAACCAAACAAAACGCATCATTATTAATCCTAAAGGCAATAAAAAACTTTACAAAAACAATGAACTTGTACAGAAATTTGAAAGAGACCAATTTGTTTTTTATTATACAGAATAATATTAACCCGTTAAAGCCCGTCAAGCGCGGGTTTAATCTGACAACTGCAACACCACTCAAAAAGGTTTGCGGTTAAGTCGGTAAAAAAACAAATAGATAAGAAACACTTTAGAAAACACAAATATGATATTGGGATTGTGGAATGTCCGTAATTATTGGTTTAAGCCAAGTGAGAGAAAAAGAATGACTAAAATAGTCAATGCTCTTTTATTAAACGGGTGGGAGTTCGTAACTGGTGGGATAGATGAAAATGGAGTATGGGGGGATGATGATATATCCTATTATAAAGGATACGAAGAACTTCAAATACAAAAATTAAATGGTCATAATAATTTATAATAAATAAAAATGGTTACATTCATAAATTGCCCAAAATGCAAAAAGAAGGGATACTATATTAAGTTTATAACTCATGGTTACGAAGTTCATAAATGCAGATATTGTAAAGCGCAAGAATATGAACGCCCATTACATGAAAAAAGCAATTCATATGTCTAAGTTATTTTCATATTACGAAAACAGAAAAAATAGAAGCTAAACACTTTAGAAAGAAATACGAAAATGAAAACATTCACATTTGAAATTGACAATCAACCCGACCTTAAATCAGCGGAAGTTGAAAATTATGAAGCCTTTGATGTTGAAGTTGAATATACAGTTAGCCCATATGATCCCGGGCTTTGGAGTTATTCAAACGGTGATCCGGGTTATCCTCCAAGTGGAGGCGAAGTTGAAGACATGAAAGTATTTCGAGATGGAGTTGATATTTCCGACAATATTTTACCGCGTTGGAATGATATACTTTTCGAGGAATGTATTAAACATTCAGAAAATAACGACTAAATTAAGGGACAATAGATAAACACACACTTTAAAAACACATGAACTCAAACAAAAAATTCAACTCACAGATTAGTGAGGTTGGCGAATTTGCCACGACAATAGACAATGGGGCTATTAAAAATGAACCTATGTTCTTTAATAGTAGTTTTCATTTCGCTTATTCAAGAGGCGGGGCAATCACACGTTCATTTCTTGAAAATTTACCCGCTGATTGGCTTAACAGCAATTTAGTATTTGACAGCCGTTGTCACATGCTTATGCCGGGTTGGTATCCTGCCATCCCGGGATGGCACCACGATGACGTACCGCGTCCTGAAATACCAACAGGGCAACACTTCATAACAGCAGGGCAACCTGATTATGATAATCCAAGATACCAAAGTGAACATATAATGGGATTGGTTAACGCTGAAATTTGCCCTACACAATTCGCAGTAGGTAAATGTGTAATGTCAAAAGTTGAAAAGGATGAATTAGTTTATAGAAAATGGCATGAGGAAATGAAAGTTTATATTTCACACGGCACAATGAAAGTAATTAGCGCCCCTGATAGAAAATTATTAAAATTCAATTGCGAAACATTTCATCAGGGAGTTATGGCTAATGGGAATGGTTGGCGTTGGTTTGGTAGAGTGAGCCGAAATACAGAACGAGTTAATAAGATAACTAACGAAATTCGC